AATACTCGCTATCTCCCAAAGCCGCCCAGGGTATCTTGAGGCGAGCAAATCGAAGAGAAAAGACATTGCCACCGCAACTTCAGAAAGCGTTGGAATATACGGCGAATCAAGTTTCGGACAATACAAACAAGGAGTAAGCACTCTCAAGGCATCAGGTGGCGTTCTTGGGGGTGGAAGTGAATCTTTTATCGTTCACGAAAGCTAAACGCGCACAAAATGTGAACGATTTTGAATCATGGATTTCGGGGGGGTAGCACCTACATTGAACGCAATGGATAACAACGGCGAAGCATATGCAACGGTGCTGATTGTGGCAGTTGATGGTTACAACCAAACAATTTCAAATGTCAATCAAACTTTACGAGTGGGGTCAGATTTGGACAAAATGGGGATGGTTTTGATCATTGACGGAACTCGTGTTGATGATGTCAGAGTGTATGAAGATGGCATTGTGCCAACAGTTATTTCAAGATATGGAACAGGTGGGGGGAATGTGCCGATGATTTTTAGTCACACGCAAGGTTTAGATGCTCAACCAAGTGAAACAAACTCGCCAACTTTGAGAACAGGTGGTTCAGGGATGGCAGTTGCATATTCAGTCAGAGAAGATGCGAAAGCCAATAATTTTAGTGTTACTGAAACAGAAACATCATTGACTCTTCAAGGTCATTTGCCATCACCACAATCTCATCATGCACAGTTGTTCCTTGCGGAAACTTCAACTGTTCGCCGATTGACACCTGTTGAATGTGAACGCCTTCAAGGGTTTCCTGATGATTGGACTTCAGGTCAGGCAGATTCAAACAGATATAAGCAAATGGGCAATGCAGTTGCAGTTCCCGTTGTTGAATGGATAATTTCACGGATGGTCGGCAACGATGAATGAGCTACTACCAATCGCCCTGCGGTTCCTGAAAGAAGGAATCTCTGTCGTTCCTGTCGCCAATGACGGTTCCAAGCGACCTGCCTTTGCCTGGCAACGCTTTCAAGAGGAACTGCCTAATACTGATGAATTGCTCATGTGGTTCAAGAATGGTGTTGATGGAATTGGCGTTGTCACCGGCAAGGTCTCCGGCAATCTTGAGATGCTCGAACTTGAAGGTCGCGCCGTAGCTCAGAAAATACATCTTGAGATTGCAGAGATCGCCAACAACTCAGGGTTGAAAGATTTATGGGAGCAATTGAACTCAGGATATGTGGAGATGACACCTTCAGGTGGACTTCATTGGCTGTATAAGATTTCAGATGGCGAAGTTCCTGGCAACACAAAGTTGGCTCGCAAACCAGGTGAAGGTGGCAATGATGTGCTTGCCGAAACTCGCGGTCAAGGTGGGTTCACTATCACCGCACCTTCAGGTGGCACCACACACCCTTCAGGTGGCAATTGGACATTGATTGGCGGTTCAATTGAGACCATTCCAACAATTACGATGCAGCAAAGAAATGCCCTGCATGACCTCTTTGCAATGTTTGATCAGATGCCAAAGGTTGAATCTATTCAGGCAGATGTGGTCAAGCGCGATGACTCGTCATTGTCGGCAGGTGATGACTACAACGCCAAAGTCACTTGGGAATCTATCCTTGAACCTCTTGGATGGACAAAGGTATATTCAAAGGCAGATGCCACCGCATGGCGCAGACCAGGCAAGAATGAAGGTGTATCTGCCACTACTAACTTCAACGGCAATGACAAACTGTTTGTATTTTCAACAAGCACCATCTTCAACGCTGAATCTTCATACTCTAAGTTTGCAGCCTATGCACAGATTGAACACAATGGAGATTTCAAACAAGCAGCCAAAGCCTTGCGTGAAAAAGGCTACGGAGCATCACACGAGCTAAAAACCGATTGGGCAGGGTTAGAGATTCACGCCCCATCAATGGTGCAGTTACACGATGAGAATGAGGAAGTTGCCACAAGTTCTTGGATTCCACGCGAGATTTGGAATGAGGATTTTGATGAAGAACCGCCACCCTCAATGCTTCGCCGTGAGGATGGGCATAACATCCTGTACGCCGGAAAGGTCAACGCACTCTTTGGCGAGTCTGAATCAGGCAAGACTTGGGTGGCACTTGAAGCGGTCAGACAGGAGTTAGCAAAGGGCAACTGTGTTTTCTACATTGACTTTGAGGACTCTGCCCGTGGCATTCTCAATCGCCTGAAAACCCTCAAATGTGACATGGACAAGCTGAAGTCATTCAAGTATGCCAACCCTGATGAACCTCTCGGTGATGGCATCGGTGAGATCATGAAAACTGAGATTGGTAAGTTCATGCCAACGCTCATTGTCGTGGATGGTGTCAATGCTGCGATGAACCTACTTGCCCTTGACTTGGAAAAGAATAAGGATGCAACTACCTTTTCACAGAAGATTCTCAAACCCTTGAAGATATTCGGCGCAGGGATTCTGACCATTGACCATGTGACCAAATCAAAGGACAACCGGGGCAACTATGCCATCGGCGCTCAAGCCAAGCGTGCCGACATTGATGGGGTGGCAATTGCCTGTGATGTGTCATTGCCATTTGGTAGAGGCATTGACGGGGCGTTGGAGCTAAAGGTGACTAAGGATCGCCCTGGCTATGTCCGAGCCATCTGCCCTGATGCAAAGACACTCGGCGTTGCCAATATCCGAAACGGCAAGGATGGGTCAATCTCGGTGTCAATCTCAGGTGGAACAGTTGCAGTTGCATCTGCCGACTCTCGCCTTGAGTTGGTCTCACAGTTTATGGAAGCACATGGATATGAGATGGGATTGAATGAGATCAGAGAAAAGATTCGAAAAGAAGGTCATAAGATTGGCAACACAGAGATTTCTGCGGCTCTGACATCGTTGGTCATGAGTGGTCATATGTTGATGAAAGAGGAAGGACAAAAGAAATTGTTCAAGCACAAGAAAGTTTTTGTGGTTAATGATGTCCGAACTCTTGAGACTTTGCCTGTGGATAACTCTTGATGATACAACCGCGCCGAACCGCGCCGAACCAATCCGCAAATATCTCGGCATACTGCCGACAACCGCGCCGACACGCCCCCTCTTTAGAGGGGCGTGGGGCGCGGTTCGGTGGCACGCTTGGGCGCGGTTAATATAATGAATTTCAACTTTCAACCAATAAACTGCCGAGCCTGTGGAAAACTTATTTGGCACGGTTTATCATCGGCAGGATTTGACACGAAACTTGATACGGCTCGACTCAACATTGCCGAAGAGATCGTGAAGATTTTGCAGGGTGCAAGAACCTATGAATGCCACAAGACTGTCGTCTCATTTGAGGCAGTCAGGAGAACCTCAAGTCGGATTGCAATGGGAACCAATCCCAACGCCATCACCCTTGCCACCCACCTATGTTCGACCATGCACCTGTTTGAAACACCTGACATGGCACCTGCCTATTGGGGCAAGCCAAAGCCAATCCAAGAGTACGAAGGAGTTCCTTTCTGATGAACTGCAACATTTGCCAAAGAGCGACCAAGAAAGAGGGCGCGTGCATTGTCTGTGAGCTGAAGGTCAAGGCGTGCCTTGTTGAACTTCCTGCCCTGCAACATGAGTCAAGTGAGCATCTTGCCCCTGCAAGGACAGGATCAGGCGCGGTGAGTGCAGAGCGTTCAATCGGCATCAATGTCAACGCATTGGACTTCTCAATGGCAACTGACCTGCTTCACATCCTGCATGGGTGGGAAGTGCCGATTCGGATTGGGCGTGGGCTGACACCACCTGCCTACCTGCATAAAGCGCCAACGACTGAGGCAGAGGTGGATGCCACCTGCTCGTTCCACCTGGCACACCTTGACTACACTTTGTTTCAGCCGTGGGCAGTAGAATTTGCAGCAGATGTCTATGGTCTCCATGCCAAAGGCAGAGCAGCAGCAAAGAAGTTCTCTGAACAAGCCAGGCGCATTCCTTGTCCTAGTGATGAGTGCAAACGATTTGTTGTCATAGATGTTGAGAACTTATCTGATGAGGTCTCTTGCTTCGGGTGTAAGCAATCGTGGACAGTAGCTCGGTTGGTGAAGTTAGCAATGAGCAATCCGAATCGAAAGTTCTTTCTTGATGTTGAGGCAATCAGTTTGTGGCTCAAGATAAGTCAGAGAGAGATTTATCGGATCGTCAAACGCAACGACATTGAAAAGCGTGGAAGTCTTTACAACTTCGGGGATATTCTGAAAGTGGTGCAATTGTGATTGATTTGACAAAGTTGGCAATTGATTATGCTACGCTTTCGCTATCAGGTTTTGCTATCCCTGCATCAGCATATGGATTCACACAATGCTGAAGATAATCATAAACATCGGTGATGTCGCAACTGAGTTGATGACAGATCAATCCCTTTCATTTGATGCGATTGAATCTTTGCTCAATCGTGCAGTTCAATCAACTGTTTCGTCATATCTGTCATTGCCAACTGAAGATCGCCTTG